CACCACCAAATATGCTACCTGAAACCAGTGCATTAAAAATGTATGAACCCGTATCAACATAAGTTTCTGTCTCGTCAATATCCGAAGCGAGTTTAGTATATTCGCCTCCAATTTCTTTTACAATATCTTTAAGGAAATCCATATTTTTCAATGTTTAATTTTAATATTAAAACTCAATGTTCGTCTCTCTTCCAAAATTTTTTGGGGATATACTAAATGCTGAACCCAAGATGGAAAAAGTATTACTTTTCCTACGGACTGCGTAGGACAATATGTAGTGATATACCCATTATCAGGAAGTATAAATTGCAATTTTCCATCCATCCTACAATTATTATCTTTTGTATTATTATTTTGTGAAATTTTTAATATAATAACTCCAGAAATAATAGAATCAAAATGTATATGGAGTGGAGTATAATCGGACATATAGTATCTATTTACCCAAGCATCTAAATATTCTCCATTACCAAAACAATAAGAGTTTGGAATAATGCACTTTTCATGTATTCCATTATTTTTCAATAGATTCTCAGATAGATCTTCTAGATACGTTTTCAATCCCCACAAATTAGCATTAGATTCAGGTATAAAAATATTTTGAATGTCTCTATATAAAAGATTTCCAAATATATTTTTATTTAAATCTATTTGCTTTTGATCCATGCTATCTACATAATCATTTAAAAAATCTATTATGTGAGATGGGCACTCAGATTCAAAAATTAATTTATTATGATCTTGTCCTATCATTACTGAAATTACACTTCATGGTAAGTATATCATCAAGAGAAGAAAGATTCAAGAGATGCAGTTTTTTCAATTTGCCATCCAATAATATCCAAAATTGCTTTCAAAGGTTTAATGAATGTTTTATCAAATTGAGTATCATAATCTACATACTTATCAAGTTGTAACTCTACTGGAAATTTTTGGATGAAAGTAATTACATTTTCTCTCATTGGATTTGGAAGTTTCAAATAGCAATATTTGATTTTCTCTCCATTTTTAATAAGAGAATATTTTTGAGTTAATTTCTTTTCTTTAATATAGTAATTATATAATAAAGCTCCTCTAGAATGAATTGGAGTTCCCTTGGCATAAATTGTCGAAGTTGATTTAAATTTATCAACGTCTGTTACGGTTCTAGGAAAAGAAATTTCTTCTGGAGTCAATTTATTGAATTCGGATCTACAAAGTTCTATAAAATTAATAACAGATTCTTCGTCAGATCCCATAATCAATTCTAAAGTCTCTTTAATCTTTTTTCTACAAAATGCTGGTGTAGATGATTTAATTGCTTCAATTCCCATCATTTTTAATTTTGGTTTGGAATACCTAACTCCTTCAGAGTCCCAAACATTAAGGATGTATCTTTTTTTAGCAATCCAAATTCCACGATCGGAAATATTTTCCCGTTTCATTTGCATCTTTTGATCATATGCATTTACATACTCAGCCAATTCTTGGTAAGAACTTTCAATATATTTTTCAAGTTCCACCTTACAGACCTTATCAAGGAACGAAACAATGCTTTCAGTAGTTTTCTCTCTTCCTTTGAATACAGTTTCAACCACAGGACCCATATTAAGGTAAATAGAATCAGTATCAGAAGCAATAACATAATCAACATCATTAGTTTTAAGAATTTTGTTTAAGTATGCATTCATTTTATTTTCAATCCAACGAATAGCAACTTGACCAGAGAACGTAATTGCTTCTGCATTTGCTAGTTTGTAGTAGCGAAAATACTGATTACCAATTGCACCATAAGCAGAGTTCAAAGAAATCTTTTTTGCCATTTGGATATTATTATATCTGGCAATTTCTTTCTCCAACTGTTTGGTTGGAGTCTTCTCATATGCTTTCTTTGCCTCGATCATCTTCTTTTTAAAGATAACTCGTTCGTTGTACATCTTCTCCATCAACTCAGGGAGGATTCCACGAGTGTCTTTACGATACATTGCCCCATTTGCACATACAGCATAATTGCTATATGAACTAAGATCGACTTGCATTTCCAGAACTTTATCAACCGAAATTGAAGGATGTCGTGTATCGACTAGAGTTTCTGGTGAAATGTTATACATCATGATCAAATGTGGATATAGTGAGTTCAAGTCAAAACTAACTACCCAATCATAAATTCCTGGAACTGGTTCCTTTACATATGCACCTTTATATTTTTCATCCTTGGAGATGCCTGTTTCCTTTTCGGGAACTACAATATCCTTTTTTCTAAGATAGTTGTAGATAATAGTATCCCACATCCTAACTTGAAAGAATACATCTTCATAATTAACTTTTGCATCATATGCCATAGTAATGGCAAGTTCAATCAATTTGATTTTATCCTCGATTCTATCAACGAGTTCTACGTCAATTTTATTGTATTCAACAAAAGTATTCCAATCTTTAGTGTAGAAGTCTTTAAATGTATCATATTCAGTGTGATCCAATTTCCTGTCGCCCAATTCATCATAAGCAACTGTATCTAAACGATAATTTTCTGGATTTTTAAATGAATACTTTCTATACAAATCAAGATAGTCAAGAATAGAAATTCCAGACAGTTCATATGTAGTCTGAATTTCCCCCCTAACTTCCGTTTGCTTTTCCCTAATAAAATTCCAAGCAGTAAGACGTTTTGCTGCCTTTTCATTTAGAACTCTATTAATTCTCCCAACAATATATGGAATATCGTAAAATTCCACATTCCATCCAGTAATAACTTCTGGTGTATTGTTGGACCAATAATCCAAGAATGAATTCAAAAGATGTTGTTCATCATTACACAAAATATAATGATAGTTATCGAATTTTTTGGTAAATGGTCTAGATCCCCAAGTAATAATTTCTTTGGTTGTATAGTCTTGTATTGTGATAAGAAGAATTTCTTCATCGCAATTTTTAACATCGGGGAATCCATTTTCGGATGCAACCTCGATATCAAGAGTTATTAATTTAATTTTACTAATGTCAAACTGAATTTCATCTTCAGGATATGTATCAGAAATATATTGATAAATGGAATTATCGTTTCCATAAACAGTAAATCCTTCTACATCTTTATACTTTTTAATAAAATCTCTAGTTTCCCTAATAGTGCCAGGATTAATAGGTTTTACATTATATGAATCTAGAGTTTTATATTCTGTTTTTTTATCTGTCTTCAGATATAGAGTTGGATGATATTGAATACGGTCTTTAAAGTGATTACCATTTTCGTATCCACGAACATAGATGTAATCACCGATCAATTTTACATTAGTGTACCAACGCATTATTTAATAAGTGCCTCGTATTTTTCAATAAGTGTAGGTTTGGGATCTGCAATTGTCAAAATTTTATCTGAGTGTATCATATAATTATTTTGACTTGTGTAGCTGCTCATCCAAGGTTCCAATGTAATTGGAGCACCTTCAATTTTAGAATCAATTAGAAGATATGGATCAACTAATTTACAATCTGGTTCCCCCAATTCAGAAGGAACTTCCTCAATTTTCGAGATCAAAAGTTCCTTCGTACAGAGATGAATTATTTTTATCGTCATTTTTATCCTCTTTTTTTAAGATGTCATTTATGTAAAGAGATTGCAATTTTTCAATTGGATCTACTAAAGTAATAACCCAATCCAAAGTAACTGGAACTTTAGTATCAGAAGAAAGTGGTATCCAAGAAGAGAGAGAAATTTCAAAAGAAGATGTGTCGCCTTCCGTATTTTTTCTCAATTTTACTGTGCAAGGTTTATTGAAAAAGTATCCTACTACCCTACCATCAATAACCATCTCTTGAACATCAGATATAACGTCTTCTCCAGATTTAAGTAAAGCTAGTTTTATAGTCATTGCTACTGTTCATTTCATTGAAATTTTAGCAAGAAAAAGGGGAGGCGTCAACTGGATTTTGCCAGTTGCCTCCCTTGGCATAGCGCCGACGATATTCAAATATATTTATAGATAATCTTTACGCTTATGATGATCTGGAACAATTCTACCAAGATTAATAATCAAAAGCCCATCCTCAAAATCAACTGATCTAACTTCCGTATCATCAGAGAGTGTCCACGCTCTCTTAAAACTCCGTTGAGCCAAACCTTTGAAGATATAGTTGGACTCCGTTTCTTTATCTTCTTTTTGGCCCTCCACAAAGAGTTTTCCATCTTGCGTATAGACATAAACCTCCTTCTTTTTAAATCCAGCAAGAGCAAGTTCAAGACGTGATTCTACATTGCTTACTTGAACTAGGTTATATGGGGGATAATTGGAAGTTGTTTCGTGAATTTTAAAAATACGATCAAAGTATTCGTCCATACCA